GAGACTGTCCGATCATCTGCGCGATCTTCGGGTCCTGCATAGCGGCCATATGGGCAGCGATATGCGCCTCGTGGTCTTGGTACAGGAACGCCTTCACAGGCTCCTGCTTCAGCATGGCCATGTTCTCGGCAACCGGGTCCATCGGCTTGATGTCTTCCGGCAGCTTGATGATCTCGCTGGCGTCCTGAATACCCAGCACACCTAGCATCTGCTGGTGCAGCTTACCCATGTCGTACAGCTGTGGGGCCTGTTGGGCCAGCTGCAGAGCCGCTTGGTACTGCATGATCCGCTGCGCCATTGTAGCAGCGTTAGGGTCAGACACGGGGATGATGTCTACACGCCCGTCAAAGTCTTCCTTGCGGTTTGAGCCCTCGTCCACCTCGTAGGAGTACTCTTCCGGCATGTGGTCGTGGACCACCCGGGCGAGGATGCGGAGTTCGTTCTTCATGGCAGCGTGGAGACGCGCCTGAACGCCCGACATGACCTTGAGGCTGCGCTCCAGCAGGGCCAGCGTCGTACCCACAGGGGCCTGTGCGCTCATGTCCCCAACTTGGATGTCAGCCACGGACCCGATCCGACGGCCTTCCTCGACCACGTTACCAAGTAGCTGGTACAGGACGCCGCTCGGCTCCTTATACGGCATCGGGAACAGGCTCTCGCGCAGCGTACCCCCGGCCACATCGGCATCGCGCCACTCACCCGGCATAAGAGGAGTGTTGTCCCCCTTGATACGCAGGCTCTTGGCCTTCAGACCAGCAGGCAGGTTCGACAGCGTACCCGCGTCGATCAGCTGACGAAGAATAGACGTCGCCGACTTGGCGAGACCACCGATCAGGTGGATCAGGCCGGTGCCATAGAAGCCCATACCCGGGAGATACGGATAGTGCACGAAGTGCATCACCTTCCGCTTCCGCTTATCCTCTTCCTTCCAGTTGTGCCGGATGGCTAGAACCTCACGAGAACTTTTGTCGATGGTAACAACGTAGGGTCTAGCTACGCCGTTCTCGTCTTCGTATGGCTCGGGCAGGTCCAGATCGACGTGCATCTCAAGGATAGTCCGTCTGTCATCGTCGTCAGATGACGGGTCTTCCCCCGACATCTCGTTGTATTTCTCTTCGATGTCGGAGATGTCCTTCTCCGCCGCAGGGAGCTCGACGTCGCGGTAGAAGCCCACGACCTGCAGTGCGAGGACCTCGTTCTCGGTCTTCTTCATCACATGCGTGTAGCGCGGCGATGCCTGCAGGTTAGACGCACCGTAGGACACGACGAAGTCTTCGGCGGGCACAAATACCGACACCGGACGCTCAAGGATCGGATCGTAGTAGATTTTCTTGAACGAAGAGCCCGCCAGCGGCAGGCGGAACAGCATCTGTTCGAGCTCGTCCCGGTACTCGGGCATCTCTTCGGTGATGATGTAGTTGAGCTCATTCTGAACGCGCTCGGCCTGCTTGGCCTTCTCGGGCGTCAGTTTTCCGGCGATCTTTGTACGTACAGGGCCCGATGCAGGGTAGAGCTCGCCCATAGCCTGTGCTTGGAACCGCACCACGGCTTCGGTCAGCATGGGGTGGAACACACCAGACGCACCTTCCCACGGCTGTGAGCGGTCCTCGATGCGCATACCCAGCAGGTCCAGACCCTTGATATAGGCCATGGCCCAGTCTCTGCGGCTGTCGCGGTCGGCCAAGAACGAGTCAAGCAGGTCAGACGCTAGGGAGTCGAGGTCCGCCTTCTCCATGTTTTCGGCGAGGTTGTCGCCAAATTCTTCCGGAAGATCGTCTTCCTCGTCCTCTCCGCCACCGAAATCGACTGTGACCTCCCCAGTCTCGGGGTCGATCTTGATCTCTGCTTCCTCGGCCTCGGGAGCAACCATGACTTCAAGGTCCAGCTCCGGGTCTTCGAGCTCGATGTCCGATGGCGTCATGGGTTTCGCGATGGCCATAGTGTGTCCCCTGCAAGGTTTGCGGGTACTATAACAGCAAAAGACATCATGAAGGAAGGGGGAGTAGGGGGTGGTTCGAGGGACGCCATGATTGTTGTTTGTGCCGGTGCCGTGGCGCGGACTACTGGCTCTCGCTTCAACCACACGAAACCTAGGTCCCGGGCGTCCCTCGTCCCAAAAGTCTACTGCGTAGATTTCTGAGGTGCAAGTAAGAAAAGTGGCGGCGGCACGAAGACTGGGAGGAGCCGTGCCGCCGCCGAGGCCGAAGCAGTCCAAGGACTGGACGAGAGAAGCGTACCACAAGACTGTGGTACGTCAAGAACCCTGTTAGGCTCCGTAGTTCATCTTCTTGGTGCCCGGGTAGGTCTTTTGCTTTTTCCGGGGGTCGCGCGTTGCACGCTTGCTGGTCGCGGGAGCAAGGGCTTTGGGGTTCGCCTTGGGACGCACCGGTCCATCGGTCTTACCCGGCGGCTGGGAGTGTTTCATCGCGCGGTTGAACGCAGCGGTGGTATCGTCCTTACCGGGGGTGGCTTTGAACTTCATGTCGGGCTCCTCGCGACAATTTTCAGTAGTAGTCTACTTTCTGCCGGTATGGCAGCTCGTCATCTTGTTCATCTGATGGCAGGCGTATGAACCCACCCTGCCTGAAACGTAGCATGGCCATCACCATGGAGTCTACAAGGTCGTCATGGGATGCGAACGGGAACCCAGCGACCTCCTCCACGAGCTCCTCAGCCCAGCGTTTAGCTGGCACCCAGACCATTTCCGACGCGATGATGTCGGATATAGAGTTCAGACGCGCCAGCTTGTCGCCCGTACCCCTGTGCGGGGTGTATTCGGCGACGGGAATACCCATTCTACGCAGTTCTTGGAAGACAGCGGTACCTGCTGACTTCTTTTCCACGATGAAGCTATCTGGCTCCCAGTGTTTATACTCTTCCAAGCACAGGGCCTTAAGTTCAGGGAACTCCAGCCTGCGTTTTATGGAGTTGAGCAGGATGATCTCGTGTCTCTCGGTCGTTGGATGCACGAACACACCCCACACCGTCAGCGCGGTGTAGTCGGCCCGGTTGTTTGTCTCGGCAGCAGCGTCCAGAGACATGATAATATACTCTACCGCAGGCGGCTCGTCCTTGAGCCACAGCTGCCACCACTCCCTCTTGATGATCGCAGCCTCTTCGGCGGTCGGATTCTGCTGATACTGGGCGTTCCACTGGAACGTAGGCATGCTGGCCTTGGTCCGCAGCAGTGCTGTGATGTCGAAGAACTCTGGCCAGAGGGGCCTTTGCTCTATTATTGTGGTGCCGTCCTCATCTTCTACTTCCACGTCCAAGATCGCAGGGAACTCCACGACCTCGTACTGGTCCGACCCCTCGTTCTGGGTCATATCTCGCACCACCCGCCCGGTAAGATCGTCTGCGTGCCATCTTGTCTGGACGATAGCCACGCGCCCGCCGGGCATCAGACGTGTCCGGGCACCGTATGCAAACCACTCGTAGGCTCTCTCGAACACTGCAAAGTTCCCGTTCAGCACGTCCTGTTCCGAGTGCGGGTCATCGATGAGTAGCAAGTCCGCACCTCGACCGGCGATAGACGAGCCAACGCCGCAGGCGAAGTACTCACACCCCGTCGTCGTGTTCCATCTACCGGCGGACTTACTGTCCGTGGCGAGGCCAACGGCGGGAAAGAGGTCCTTATAGGGTGCAGTGTCGATCAGGTTTCGCACCTTCCGCCCGAAGTCCACGGCTAGGTCCGTGGTGTGGGACACCATCATGACCTTCTTTCCACCATTCCGCCCGATGAACCATGCAGGGAAGTATATAGAGACAAGCTGGCTCTTGCCGTGGCGCGGTGGGATGTTGACGCACACCCGGTCGTTGCCTAGCCCGGGCCCTAGTTCGATCTCCATCAGCTTGTCCGCAAGTATGCGGTGGTGCCGCCCGACCTTGTACGTGGGGTCTATATAGAGACAGAAGGCGATCAGATCGTCTCTTGCAGCCTGCAGCGTGGCCCGCTTGTCGAGCTCTTCTACCATCTTCTCGACTTCGTAGACCTCGTCGTCAGTCAGAGTGTCGAGGTTCTGCAGGAGCAGGTCGAGCTCGTGTCGGTCAAAGAGGGGTTCAGACATCTATGATGTCCTCGTCCAACTCCGGTGGAGTTATGTCCACCAGCTTCTCCAGCTTCTGGCGTAGTCTTGCACGGAGGTCACCTGTGGTCTGGTGCGTGACCGTGATCTCCTGCTTCTCGGTGAACAGGCCCACGTCGGAGACCTTACCTAGGAGCTCTAGGGCCTTAATCCGGATGCGGGGGTCGGGGTTGTCCGTTTCCTGAATGAGCTTGTTGACCACCATATGACGCACCTGAGAGGCTTCCTCGACTATCTTGTGGCCGTAGTCCTTCAGGATCGCCGCTGTTAGAAGCAGCGAAGCGGGGGTCTTCTTGGTCAGTCCCTGCTGTGCCACCTTTGTCTGTAGCACCTGTGGTGCCCTCGCAGCCTGTCTTACGGTCGCGGCAGCGTCGTCGAGATCGTCGTCTGTGGTGTCGAACTCCAGCCCTGCACCCGCCAACAGCTGTGCGGTGTTCGCAGCGGCCTCAAGCATGCTCATGTAGCCCGTGTCTTCTTCGTCTTGCAGCGGCACGTTGGCCTCCGGTTTTGGGTGCAGGGTCATGGGACCTCCGAGTTCTGCTGCATATAGTAGTGTATAGTGGGGTTTGAGAATAGGGACTCCTTTCT